GTGCAACGAGCGTTGCAGACAACGCCAGCAACTTCATCGGTTTGGAGGTTGAAGATTATGATGATATGGAGATCTCTATTGCCGACATTAGCGGCTTTCACACGGGCGTGTTGCTCACGGACGCCGACGACAACGAAATCACAGTAACGTCGATTGCAGACAACAATCCAGGCGGAGGTGGGCAGGGGGCTATTGTTGCCGGAAGCTCAACAGGCAATGTGTTTGCGGGTGGGCTGTACGATGGCAATTACGAAGGATGGCAAGATGACAGCACGGCCGGGGGGAATCGAATTCACGGCAGTGTCCATATTAATCACGCTGTGAACGGAATCAATCTCACGTCTACGGGCGCAGCATTGACGGAAGCGCGCAATAACACAATCATCCACACGCCAACGGCAGATGCAGGACATGGCATTGCTGTGCAAAACGGTGGGGCAAGCACGAATATAGCAATCACGGATAACCTCATTACGTGCAGCGTCACTGGATCTAATATTCAGGCAATATCAATCTCTGGCACGTATGATGCTGTGGAGGTAGACCGAAACTGCTATCACCTGACCAACAACGCTGTGTTGGGTAAGCTGGATACTACTGAGTATAGCACCCTGGCTGCGCATCAAACGGCCCTCCAAGGGGACGCGAACGTGACCGGCGAGGACGCTAACAGCGTAGCGACGGACCCAGAGCTGGACGGCTACACGCCGACAGCATCTGCGGTAATTGGCGCAGGTGGTCGATGGTGGACAGGCCCCAACCCGGTCGGCTACGACGGCGAGCCATTCGCCGATTGGTCCCCCAGCATCGGCGCGGTGCAGTCCAAGGACGTGCCGTTCCATCCGACGCAGCTCTGATGCCCTCCACCACCTCCAACAGGCCATGAGCTGACCGTAATGAAGAACTGCCTCACCTACGCCTTAACCAAATGGTACAAGGAAGGAGGATACTTAGTAATTCGTAAGTCTAAGTATGTCTGGTGGGTGCCTCATTTCTTGCACATGACTGAAAAAGGTTTAATTACTCAGTATGTGCCTAAGAATATCCCGAAAAATCCGCTTAGACGGTTGCTCCATTTGTGGTCTTTTAGTGGACAGGAAGTCTACGGAGACGACTAAGGACAGTTCGATATAGCCCCTGTATGTCCCCTCATAGGGGACATTTCGGGGCGGTTGTGTTCCCCGCTCTCCCCTTCTGGGTTACTGCAGCGCTGGCCGTAGGGGATCGGGCTACCGGCGTCGGTGAATCCTCCGACGTCACCCGGGGCACTAAGGTCCGACTCCTGGTGCCCCACTATTTCAACTTTTACCATCCAGAAGCAACTCGGTCACGACGAGCCCTCCGAGGAGGACAACTTGTGCCTGAGGCCTGATGTTGTTGGCGGATGGACTCCGATGTCCTGGGTTTCTCCCGGGGCTATGTCCTACCAACCATGAGGTAACACTTAATGGCTAATGCAACTGCTCTGCGCATTGGTGCCGACAATGGCGGTACCGACAAGCAGGCACTGTTCCTGAAGGTGTTCGGCGGCGAGGTCATGACGGCCTTTGCCGAAGCGAACAAGTTCAAGGAGCTTCACATTGTGCGCCAGATCATGTCTGGCAAGTCCGCTTAACCTCTCTATGAAACTGGGTGGACTCAAAACAACCCGTAAACTCGGGGGAACCCCTTGATGGGGGCAATCCCGAGCCAAGCCTTCGCAGTACGCGAGAAGGTGTAGAGACTGGACACGGGTCAACCCTAAATTCCTGTGTGGTGTGTAACCGTCAAAAGCCAGATTCAGAGTTCTATGTCAAGGACCGCAAGGGGCGCCGGGACTCGACGTGCAAGGCATGTCGAATCAACCAGAACCGCGAGCGGGCCTTGGGGGTCACTGAAGCTGACTATTGGATGCTATATCACCGTCAGGAAGGTCGTTGCGGCATCTGCCGCCGCCGCTTGTATTCCAAGCGATACAAATCATTCTGCGTAGACCACGATCACGCTACGGGCGCAATTCGTGGATTGCTGTGTCATAACTGCAATAGTGCTATCGGGATGCTGAGAGACGACCCTGTTGCGCTCAGACGCGCAGCAGTATGGGTAGAAGGTACAGTCCGATCCTCGGAGTAATCCGAGCCAATGGGGAAGCAGTTCCCCGCGACCTGGAAGGTCAACGCCAGCTATCACACGCCCGGCCACGAGATTTCTGGTCAGACCAGCAACGTGTCCGAGCGGGTCATCACCATCGATGATCTCCTGATGGCCGATGTGTTCATCCCGAACATCGATGAGGCGATGAACCACTACGATTACCGCAGCATCTACTCTGATGAGGCGGGCAAGGCCCTCGCTCGCGAGTACGATAAGAATGTGGCCCAGGTGGGCGTGCTGGCGGCCCGTGCTTCGGCGACTGTCACTGGTGGCAATGGTGGCACTCAGCTCACTGCCTCCGACAGCGTCAAGAACGACGGTCCCACTATTGTGTCCAAGATGGCTGATGCGGCCCAGGAGATGGACGAGAAGGATGTCCCCGAGACTGACCGGATGTTCGTTCTCCGCCCCGCGCAGTACCGTCTGCTGACGCAGACCACCAACGTCCTGGATCGGGACATCGGTGGCCAGGGTTCCATCGCGACCGGCGAGGTGCCGATGGTCGAGGGCTTTGAGATCGTGAAGTCGAATCATCTGCCCTCTACCAACATCACGTCCGGCCCCTCTGCGTACCAGGGTGACTTCTCCACGACCTATGGTCTGGCGTGGCACCGTTCTGCTATGGGCACTGTGCAGCTGGTCGACCTGGCTGTGGAGATGGAGTACCAGGTGAACCGTCAGGGCACCCTGATGGTCGCCAAGTACGCCGTTGGTCATGGCATCCTGCGCCCCGAGAGCGCTGTGGAGATGCAGTCCTCGACCTAATGAGCTGATGGCGAAGATTGCTGACTACAAGGTCCAGGGTCAGAACAGCGGTGGTACTGCCATCGCGACCCTGGACGTTGAACACTGGGGCGACGGCAGCGTTCACTACACCCGGTCCTCCGGGGAGAAGGTAGTGATTCGTTCGCCGGATGCACTCCAGCTGCTTGCGGATGCGCTGGGCATCAATGTGGTCTCGCATCCGCACACTTAACCCACTCTAGTGGGGCCCTAAAGGGGCACTTCAGGGAAACCTGGGGTGCCCCTTTTTTTCCACTTTTGACCCGGAGACACCATGGCTGACTTCATCGATACCGTACCCATGACCAAGCTGGATGCAGTGAACCAGCTGTTCCAGTCCGTTGGCGAAGCTCCCGTCAGCTCCCTGGAGATCACGGGTAACGCTCAGCTGGGCCTGGCCAAGGAGACCCTGAACGAGGTCAACCGTGAGGTCCAACGAAAGGGTTGGTGGTTCAACGAGGAGCTTGAATACCAGCTGAGCCCCGACAGTAATGACTATGTGCCGGTGCCGACCAACGCCATGCGTGTCCGTGTCAGCACCCCCGAATACAACCAAGAGCTGGTCCACCGAGGCAACCGGCTCTATGACATGTCCAACCACACCTATGTCATCGGCAAGGCTGTGAAGGTGGACATCGTCTTCCTGCTGCCGTTCGACGAACTGCCCGAGTCGGCCCGCGAGTACATCACTGTCCGTGCGGCCCGGCGGTTCCAGAAGCGGCAGACCCGCAGCCGAGTGCTGCATGTCCTGACTGAACGCGATGAGTCCGACGCCAGGGCCGCCATGCTACGTGAACACAACCAGGTGCGCCGTCCGAACATGCGCGAGAGCTATCCGGTGCGTAAGGTCATCAGTCCTGGCCTGCGGAGGCCTTGGCTGTGACGGTCGCCAAGGGTTATATCCCTGGGTTTATCAACGGTGTCTCACAAGAGCCCGGCCCGCTGCGGGGGCGCACCCAGGGCTCCCTTCAGATCAACTGTGTGTCCTCCGTGGACGAAGGCCTCAGTAAGCGGCCCCCGACTGAGCACGTCGCGGTCCTGGAGTCCGGGACAGACCGGACTGGGGGTACCTCCAAGGCCGAGTTCTTCCGGCAGCAGGGCACCGACTATGTGGCCCTGATGGCCACTGGTGGGACCCTGGATGTCTTCGGGATCGACGGGTCGGCCAAGACCATCACCCAGACGGCCGGTGCAACCTACAGGACTGACAGCAACCCCCGGAAGAACCTGAGGGTGCTGGAGACCCCTGAGAAGCTGTACGTCTTGAACCGGACTGTTGCGCCGGCCCAGGATGCGACAGGTGCCCCGGGCACCCTACAGGGGACCAAGCAACTGTTCGGCGACCTGGGGACCAGTGGTTCTGCTGGGGACGTCTGGGAGATCGCTGGTGATCCAACGACCAACTTTGACAACTACTATGCCAAGTGGGACACCAGCGTCTGGCGTGAAGGGCTGAAGCCTGGAGAGGCCTACCAGTTCGACGCCTCTACTCTGCCCCACACCTTGTGCCCGTGTGGTGGTGCCAACGATTTCGAGTGGGACTCAGAGGACTGGGATGCCCGCGCCGTCGGCGACCTGGCGTCTATCCCCTTTCCTGCGTGGTCTGGGGTCAACATCCAGGACATCTTCTATTTCCAGGGGAGACTGGGGGTTGTCGCAGAGGACACCCTGGGTACGTCCCGGGTGAATGAACCGACCAACTTCTGGCCGCGGACCCGGGTGACCGTGTCCGATGACGACCCCCTGGACCTGAAGCTAGAGGCGTCCAACATGCACACGGCCCTGGCCTTTGACCGGGACGTGGTGCTGTTCACGGACAATGGCCAGTACAGCCTGATGCCGGCGGAGGGCGGCCCCTTAACGCCCGACACTGTCAGTGCGGTGCTGGTGTCGAACTTCAGCAGCTCCCCTGATGCGCGCCCTGCGTCCTCCGGGACCAGCATGTTCTTCTCGTTCGAGGATGACAACTGGGCCAATGTGCGGGAACTCCAGGGGCGACATGAGGGTATCCAGCGGTTCGGCTCAGAGGACACCACGTCCCACGTCCGCAAGTACATCCCCAAGGGTGTCTTCCAGATGGTCGCCAGCTCGGTGACAAACACCCTGGTGGTCCTGACATCCGGGGATGCCAATGCCATCTACGTCTTCCAGCACGACGACGAAAGAGACAGGCGGCGCCAGGCGGCGTGGTCCAAGTGGGAGTTCGAGGACGGCGCCGAGGTCATCGGTGCTGCTTGGGTTGGTGCTGACTTGTACCTGGTGGTTGCAAGAACTGCCCAGGTAACCCTGGAGCGCATTCAGTTCCGTGGGGATTCCACCGAGGACGCCATGGGCTACCGGGTGCTGCTGGACCGCCGTGTCGAGCTGACCGGGTCCTATGACTCGGGGGCTGACGAGACCACATGGACGCTGCCCTGCGCAGACTACAGTGACGTGGTGGCTGTTACATCCGAGGACTTTGACAGTCTCGGTGTCCAGCTGAACGTGACCCTGAGCGGGGATACGGTGACCGTGGACGGGGACTACAGTGCCCACTCGGTTTATCTGGGCCAACCCTACGAGGCCCGGTACCGCATCAGCCCCCAGTATGTTCGCAATCGCGAAGGCCAGGTGAAGACCAGTGGCTACCTGCTGCTGTCCACGTTGGACCTGTCCTACACGGCCGGTGCGTTCCACGTCGAGGTGACACCATTCGATGGGGGCACGACCAGCACCTACCGGTACTACTCGTGGCGCATTGGTAGCTCGAAGATCGGCCAGCACAACATTGAGTCCGGCTCGCTAAGGGTGCCAGTACACGCCCGTGCGCTGGATGTTGTCATCGAGCTGGTCAACGACACCCACCTGCCGTCCACCTGGATCAGTGCCGAGTGGTACGGGGAGTGGTTCTCTTACGCGGAGGATTGATGATTGAACTTGATGCTCCCACCCCGTCTGACCTGGACGGGGTATTGGACAACCTGAGGGATATCGACCGTATCGAGCTGGAAGCTGGGGCGTTCGAGACCGCGGAGGAACATTTGCTGCTCAGTGCCCAAGATGCGCTGGATATGTGGGTCCTGAGGCAAGACGGGACCCCGGTGGTCCTGGCGGGCATCAATCCTCCAGCTAGCGAGGTCAACATCGGCATACCATGGATGGTTGCCACCCCCAGCATTGAAAAACACCCCATGGCCTTCGCAAAGCGACTGGTGACCATCAGGGACTTGATGTTCCTGTGGTACCCGACGCTGGCCAACTACGCGATGGTCGACAACAACATCATGGTCCGGTTTCTGGAGTGGCTTGGGTTCGAGTTCAAGGGCCCTCTGGTCCCCCGAGATGATCGGATGTTCCAACTGTTCATAGGAGATCGATAAATGTGTGGCGGAATCGGTGATGCCATTGGCGATGTCGTTGGAGGCGTCGGCGATGCCGTTGGTGATGTGGTCGGTAGTGTGGCCGACGTCGCAGGCGATGTGGCGAGCTTTGCTGCGCCCATCGCTACGATGACAGGCCAGCCGTGGCTGGCCGCTGGTCTCCGGGTGGGTGGCATGGTCATGGACTATACCCAGGCCCAGGATGCCCAGGCTCAGGCTCAGTCGGCTGGCAGACAACAGCAGCAGGCAGCCCAGGCCCAGTACCAGGCCTACCTGGAGCAACTGGACTTCCAGCTGGACAAAGAGCGGGACATCTACCTGCGGACCAAGGACAAGATTTGGGACAACTATCAGGCCAAGGACAAGGCCTTCGACTTCCAAGAGGCAGACATCGAGCGTGTCTACCAGCAGACCCGTGAGTCCATCGAGCGGACCCGGGGTCATGCCCAGACCCGCTTGGAGCAGTACGAGCAGGCCAGGGACACAGCGGTCAATGAGGCCGAGCGTGTCTACGAGGCTGTGGTTGCCCAGCAGCAGGACGCCATCGAGTCCGCCGAGACTAGCGCAGAGCTGCAGATTGGCACTCTGGAGGACCGTGAGGCCCAGGCTGGGGTCCAGAGTCGCGAGCAGCAGTTCCGGGCCCGTGTGGAGAACCACGCGGCCAAGGGTTCCATCCAGGCCTCTGCCGGATTCCGTGGTGTCTCTGGCGGCACCATTGCCCGATCCCTGCTGGACGTGGACACCGGTACAGGCATTGACGTGGCCGTCATGCGCCGGAACCTGAGCAACTTTCGTCAGCAGATTGCCCGGGACACCCAGGGCGTTGAGTCTCAGCGTGATGCTCGCATCGGTCAGGCTGAAGGGGCCATTGGCCAAGCTGAAGCCCAGAGTGAATCTCGGGTCAACCAGGCAATGTCTCAGTTCAACATCTACCAGTCTGACATTCAGAACCTGATGAACGAGCTGGACTCGAAGTTGAACTTCACGACCAGCGAGTACCAGAGCGACCTGAATCAGCTGGAGACCCGCCGGAACCGGGCAGTGTCTGACCGAGCCCAGTCCCTGGAGGACGCTCAGACACGTTGGGACTTTGCAAAACAGGCCCGCGAGCAAGGCTTGGAGACTTCCCAAGCTGACCTTCAGACCCAGCTGGCTCAGACCGAACGCTACCTGGCGCAGAATGAGGCACCTGGGGCCTGGAGCTATGTGTTCAACACCGCAAACGACCTACTGACTATGGCCGACCAGAACGACTGGTTTGGAGAGGAGTGATATGGCGACCCCGAAAAACCAACTGTCGATTATCGCATCGCCAGTCGACACGTTCGTGCGCCCTACCAGGGACACGGGCTTTGTCGCGCCGGTGCAGCCTGGTGATGTAATCCAGGCGCCCACTCCCGGCAAGGTGGTGACCCCGGTGTTCCCCGGGGACGTGGTGCGCGAGGGGCGTACTCCCGATCCGGTGCGTCCTGGTCAGCTGCCGCCGCTGCCGTACATCGACCAGCGTTCGGAGACTGCTGAGGCCCTGAAGCGGTTCTCGATGACCCTGAGTACCTTCAGTGCCCGCCGCCGAAAGAAGCGCGAAGAGGCCGAAGCCCAACGTGGCATGCAGGAGTTCATGCGGAACCGGCCCCAGGGTGACGAGCGTGGCCGCATGCTCCAGGGCAAGTCCGATGCGTACCGCAAGGGCTTCGCCACTGCCGCCGCTCGGTATGATGCCATGGGGGACACTGCGTCCCTGAGGGCGACCATCGAAACCCAGCCCGGCAAGTTCACCACCCAGGAACAGGTCGATGCTGCTATCGCTGACCGCCTGGACGAGGCCCTGAATGATGTCGAAGACGACGACTACCTGAACAGCTATCTGAATCAGTTCGACAAGGGCGAACAGCAGCTCAGGTCCGTGTTCGAGCGGCGGCGCCGACAGGCTGAGATTAACGCCTCGCAGGAGAACCTGTACGGCTCTATCGCCAACGACATGGAGCAACTGGGCCAGCAGGAAGACCTGAACCTGGACCAGGTGACCAAGCAGTTGGACCAGTACTACAAGCTCGGTATGGACCTGGGGCTTACGCGGCAGCAGATCAACGAGATTGCCGTCCAGGCAACCATCACCTCCGCCAAGAAGACGAGACGCCCTGAGCTGCTGGATGTCTTTGATCAGCCCAAGCCTGACGGCACCCCCGGGCTGGCCAAATCCAAGGAAGACCTGGGTGTCAGCCGGTTCCGCGCAATGCAGAAGGCTGGGGCCCTGGTGGCTGAAGGTCAGCTGACTCAGGCATGGCTGGAACAGCGTGTCAGCGAGAACCTTCTGACGCCGACCCAGGCCAAAAACTACATGAAGGCCCAACAGGACCGTGTAGTCCAGATGGACCGAGAGCAGGGCATCTTCAACATGATCGCGTCTGGTCAGTACCAGCGCATCATGGGCGAGCTGTCCCCTAATGAACGCCGGCAGTACTTCAACAAGTACGCTAAGCAGAAGTTGGAGCGGGCACACCGTGGTGAGCTTTCGCTGGACCAGGTTCGCACTGAGGTTCTGCTTCAGGGTCTGAACATCGGCGAGGTCTACGAACCGTGGCAGCACGACTTGACCCTGAGTACCCCTGGCACCGGAAAGCGTTTCCAGGCATCCGCTCAGTTGTACAAGTGGATCGAGGGGCATCCCAATGGCCGGGCGTACTTGGAGCAGAACATGACCGACGAGCGGTCGGCAGTGTATGACGTCTATTTCTCCATGCTGGAAGCCACAAATAAAGTCGAAGATGCAGTCCAGGCTGCCCGTATGGCAACTGACCCAGACCGGCTGGCCCCTGCCAGAGCTAAGGTATCCCGTAACTATAGAGACCTGGAAGAAGAAGCCAGGGACGCCATGGACCTGGACGGAGTGACAAATTCGTCTGGGATCATAGACGATGTGCGGAATCTGATGACTATCAGACTGGCTATGGGGAACACCTCGATCACTGAAGCCCGTGACTGGGCCGTCAAGCGTATTGAGTCCAGTCGTATGACTATGAGAACCCCAAGTGGCAAGAAGATCATGGTGTGGACTGGTGGCCGGTCACTGCCGGCTGGCATGAAGTCGGCTATGAGTTGGTTCGCTCGGAGTTTACAGAATGAACTTCAGGCTACCGATCAGTACGACCCCGAGGGGTACTATGCAGCCCCGCCTTTCAACGACCCCACCAGTGACACATGGCAGGTCTACCGGGCTACCGACAACTGGCCCGTGGCTGGAAAGAAGGTCAACATCGCTCAGATGATGCAAGGCTATCGCGAGTCCCGAGAGGAAGAGACGGATGAATCGGTGATGAGCGGGTTCATCAAGAGGCAAAAGGAACGCATGCAGGGCATCGCTGTTGGTGGTGGTCCTGGGCCGATGAACACCGGGCTGTCTTCTAGCACCCTGGAACGCCTTAAATGACACCCACCTTGAACCCCTGAGGAGCTACGCATGCCCTTACCTGGACTCATCCAAGAGCCCTTTGTGGCCCTGCATGTCTCGCCTATGAGCCGTGCGTTGGCGCCCGAGGAACGCCGAACCATCCAAGAGGAGTCCGAGTTCGACTTCGGCGAAGCCTGGGATGCTTACAGTGAGCTGGACTCAACTGTGGGCGCGTTGGCCAACATCCAACACGAGGGCAAGTTTGAGCTGGACCCTGAGTTCGGCCCAGAGCAGTTCGAGTCCGTCTACCAGGAACTCAAGGACGACGTTCCCCTGCAATTCCGGGACCGGTTCGAGGAGGCTCGCTCAGAGCAGCACATGCGGTGGATTCATTCCCAGATTCAGCATGAGCAGGCCCTGCAAGACCGAGTTGGCAAGATGGGGTGGAAGGGTGCCCTTGTGCGCCTGGGGGCCAACCTGTGGGACGACGGCATGGGGCCTACTCTGGCCCTGGCCGCCGGTCCCGTGGGGATGGCTCACAAGGCCACACGCCTCAAGGCTGCCGTTCAGGGTGCCCTGGTGGCCGGTGCCGAGGGTGTCGCCTACGAGACCATTTTGCACAAGGGGTCCAAGACCCACGCTGCCGAGAACATCCTGTACGCGGGTATCTTCAGTGCGGCCCTGGGTGGTGGCTTAGGTGCTGCCACCTGGGGCATTGGCCGGAACGTCGAGGAGGCGGGCCAGGTTGCTGCTGAGCGGTCGGCCAGGGAGGTCGACCAGGGCATCATCGAAGAGGCCAAGGGCAACATCTACCCGACCCTGGATACCCTGCCCGAGGACAATGCTCTGCGCCAGGTCATGCAGCATGAAGGTGTCGAGTTCGCTGCCGAGTCCCTGCCAGAGCGTCCCTCGGACAGCATGGGCGCCATGCGGGCTATTGGTGAGGGCCCCTTGGGCGAGGATGTCCCCCGGGACATCATGGAGACCCCATACACGGCCTTTGGTAACGCCAGGGCATCCATTGCTGCCCAGTTCGGGCGCGACAAGAACCCGTATATCCGTTGGTTGGGCTGGGCTGGCGTCGAGGATGCCGTGGGGCGCAAAGGCACCGATCTGAACCCGGTGGCTGCTTCTGAGCGAGCTTCCAGGATCACGAAGGTCGCAGAGGCCAAGTGGGGCCGAGCGTCCAACATCGAGTTCCGAAACTGGCGCAAGGAACGTGGGTACAACTACTGGGATGGGAAGCGGCCCTCGGTACGCCAGGAGTTCCTGGAGGAGGTCGTGGACCACATTGAGCACGGCACCAGTACCAACCCAGCGGTCCAGCGGTCTGCCAAGGCGTGGTCCGAGGCCATAGGTGATGTCCACGAAGCTGCCCGGAGAGCTGGCGTCAAAGGCTTTGACGAGTTCCAACATCGGGCTGACTACGTGCCTCACATCATGAGCGCCAGCCGGATGCGGACTTGGGTTGCTCGCATGGGCAACGATGGTCTGGTGCGTGAGCTGGTGGCCGACGGCATCCGCCGGGCCCAGCCAGAGCTGGAGGACAAGCTGGTCACCAAGCTGTCCGACAAGTATGTGAGGTCCGTTCGGGAGCGCCAAGCTGGTGTCCGGGAACAGTTCTCTATCTCAGGGGACAACAGAGCCCTGCTCAGGGAGCTTCTGGAGGACGTCGGGATGGACGAAGATGAGATCGACAACATCCTGACGACTGTAGCCGGTAAGGAGACCGATGCTGGGCGGACTGGCCGGGCCAAGCGCCGGGTCCTGATGGACACCAGTGCGTCCAAGGAGGTCACCTATACGGACCCCGACACCGGCCAGCTGGTGACCCGCGAGGTCAAGCTGTCCGAGCTGATGGACAGGAACGCCGAGAGCTTGCTGCAGGGCTATGTTCGCAGTGTCGGCGGTCTGGCCTCTATCGCTCAACGCACCAAGGGCACCTCCAGGCACATCACGTCTCGCCGGGACTGGGAGAAGGTGCTGAACGAGGCCAAGAAGTGGGAGGACTACTACGGGAACCGGAACCCCAACGAGGCTGCCCGGAAGGTCAAAATGCTGGAAGACACCTACAAGATGATGACTGGCCAGCCCATTGAGGACCCGTTGAACCCAATAACTAGGACTTTGCGCCGCTCGCGTGACTGGAACGTGGTCCGCCTGATGAACCAGGTGTTCTTCGCCCAGGCGGTAGAGTTTGGAGGCGCAATGGCCCACGGTGGCCTCAGGGCCATGGTCCAGCAGATGCCCGTCCTCAAGGACATCTTTCGGCGAGCCCAGACCGGCGAGCTGAGCAACCAGCTGTTGGATGAACTGGAAGCCTGGGTTGGCATGGGGACCGACTGGATTCGGAACACTCACCTGGGGCGTTTCGATGACGCCTCGGACTTCGGGCCCGAGTACTTCACGGCGTTCGACCACACGTTGAACCAGATGAAGCGGGTGACGTCTGCTCCTATGCACACCCTGCTGGGGTTCCAGCAGAGGTCCCTGATGGCTGTGATGTCCCAGAAGATGGCCAACCTGGCGCATGGGGCGCGCATGTCCAAGAGTCTGCAGAGGCGCCTGGAGTTCCTGGGGCTGGGGGAGCGTGAGCGTCAGTTGGTGTTCGATAACATCAAGGCACACGCAGACACCACGACCAGTGGTCTGACGGGTCGTAATTTGAACACGCTGAACCTGGAGAACTGGGACCCGGATGCTCGGGACCTGTTTTCCAACGCCATGTTCCGAACGACCAGGAGGATCATCCAGGAGAACGACATCGGCATGCTGCCTATGTTTATGCACAAGGAGGTGGGCAAGACGGTGTTCCAGTTCCGGTCGTTCATCATGGGTGCCCATGAGGCTCAGCTGTTGCATAACCTGCGGCATGCGGACTTCGAGGCCTTCTCGATGGTCATGCTGACCACCATGATTGGTGCCGTCATGCACACCATGCAGACCTACGCCAACTCCGTGGGCCGTGAGGATGCCGAGGAATACCGCAGGGAGCGGATGGGCGACATCGAGAACGGTGAGTGGAGAACTCTGGCTCTGAGCGCATGGCAGCGCACTGGCTGGTCCAGCCTGTTACCGGCGGCAGCCGACACCTTGAACACCGGGGTGTTCCAGAATGACCCATTGTTCCACGGGCGTTCGACCGGGTTGGCCACTGACATCATCTCTGGGGCGCCCACATTAGACCTTGGTGACAAAGTACACAGAGCTGGGTCCGCCATCCTGCAACAGGTACCCCGGATGGTCAGCGACCGCCCGGACTACGAGTTCACCGACTACGACTTCTACAACCTGCACTACAGTTTGGCCTTTGCGAATATGCTGGGGGTCAAACAGTTCATGCAGGCTTGGGGGAGTACGTTCCCCGACAAGTGACGACACGGGGCCCTTCGGGGCCCCTTCTCTTTTCCAACAGAGGTTCTGGCTTGCACTGATCATGTTTTACGCAAAGGTTTTCTATACCGGGGATGGTAGCACGACCACGTTTGCCGTGCCGTTCCCGTACCTGGCCCAGGCGCACATCAAGGTCTACATCGACAACGTCCTGACGACTGCGTACACCTGGGCTACTGACTCCAGTATCCAGTTTGATTCCGCCCCCGGTAACGGCGTTGAGATTGGGTTCATCCGGGAAACCCCCCGGGACGAGCGGCTGGTTGACTTCCAGGATGCCTCGAACCTGACTGAGGAGATTCTGGACCTGGATTCGCAGCAGGTCTTCTATCTGGCCCAGGAGTATCTGGACCAGTACACCAGTTCCATCGTGCTGGACGATTCGGGCAACTGGGATGTCCAGAGCAACCGTCTGACGGATGTGTCCCAGCCTGTGGACCTAGATGATGCGGCTACCAAGCGGTGGGTGCTGAACAACCTGCCCAGTGCTGACCAGATCGTCTCCAGCTCCTCCAACCCGACCACGGGTGACGATGCCAACGACGGCTATGCCGTGGGTACCCGGTGGCTGAACACCAGTACCCTGCGGATGTTCACCCTGGTGGATGACACGGTGGCGTCGGCTGTGTGGACTCCGGTTGCTGGTGTTCATGTGAAGACCGCCGACCCGACCATAAGCGATGATGCCTCCCAGGGCTTTGTCGAGGGTGACCAGTGGGTCCGCACGGACACCCAGCGTGTCTGGGCACTGATGGATGGTACTAACGGGGCTGCTGTGTGGACCGAGCTGGCCAAGGAATCCGACCTGACCAGCGTAGAGTCCGACGTGTCGTCTCTGCAGTCTGACATGGCCACTGCCCAGTCGGACATCAACCAGCTGCAGACGGACGTAGGTAACAACACTTCGGACATCAATTCTCTGGATGGACGAATGACGACTGCTGAGGGGAACATCAGCAGCAACGATAGTGACATCTCGTCCCTGCAGGGTGACGTGGCGAACCTGCAGGGTGACGTGACGAACCTGCAGAGTGACACGCTGGCCAAAGCTGGGGGCACCATGTCCGGCCCTCTGGTCCTGCATGGTAACCCTAGTGCCGATCTACACGCGGCTCCCCGCCAGTACGTTGACGTGGCGTTTGCCAACCCCAACCTCCTGTTCAACGGCGCGATGCAGGTCTGGCAGAGGGGGACAAGTTTCACGGGCCAAGAGTACACAGCGGACAGATGGCACTGTAACCAGGATGGGAGTTCAGGAGTTTCCTGGGTACTTTCTGCCGCTACACCAGATGACTCCGTTCAGTACTCGATAAAGGCTGAGGTCACTACTGCGTACTCTGGTTCAGATGCGCTAGCCAGGATACAGCAACGCCTGGAGACTATAGACATCCTGAACAGTGGGTGGAAGTATAACGACTCGTCGAGCTACTTGACACTTTCGTTCTGGGTAATCTCATCTCTTGCTGGCACCTATCATGGGTTCGTCACAACTAACAGAGATGGCACAACCCGCCGGTCTCTTTCGTTTGAGTTTACCCTAGCCGCAGATACTTGGAAGAAGGTTGAGGTGCAGATTCCGGGGGACCCTGGGCTGACGCTGGATGCCGGAAACGTGGATAGCGGTCTTGATGTAACTGTGGTGCTTCACTACGACACGGACTTCACAACATCCGGGCATACAACAGGGCAGTGGCAGGACATCAGTAATCCCGATCTCACTCCAGATTTCCCACAGAACTGGCTTGGTACTGTTGGCAACACATTCTACTTCACCAAGGCAAAACTGGAAGTTGGTGAGGTCGCAACTCCGTTCCAGGCGTTGTCGTATGGTGAAGAGTTTGCGAGATGCCAGCGGTACTACTGCGAGCACCTAAGTAACATCTACGGTGGCGCTTACGGCACCGGCAACTCAATGGTGTGGTGGCACTTCCCAGTTACTATGAGGGCTTCCCCGTCTGTGAGCTATAACCATGGCGGCGGCACTGTCAGTAGTGAGTATTTTCGCACTCAGTCCTTTGGTATCTATGTCACTGGTGATACCAGCACTTACATGGGTGGCCTGAAAGCTGACGCTGAACTCTAAGGAGTAACCGAATGGCAAAATACAAGTTAACAGAGATTGGCGTTCTGGACCGAGAGAACAACCGTACCATCCCTGCTCACCCAGCGAACCGACATTGGAAGGAATATCAAGAATGGCTTGCTGAAGGGAATACGCCGGACCCCGTCGAGACCCTGGAGGACGCCAAGGCCCGCCGGAAGCGTGAGCTGAACCAAGAGCGTCTTCAGCAGATCGAGGGCGGCCTTGAGTGGAATGGGCATACCTGGGACACCGACCGGCAGTCCAGGGAGAACCTGACTGCCATGGTGGCTTACCTGAATTCCGGTAACCCGCTGCCTGATGGGTTCACCTGGCGTGATGCCGACAACGTCGACGTCCCTCTGACCAAGGACGAGGTCATCCAGTTCGGCGCAGCCATGGTCCAGTTCGCTAACAGCGTCTATAAGCGGTCCTGGGCAGCCAAGGCAGCCGTGGACAAAGCCACTGCACCCGACGAGATCAACACGGTGCTCCTGTGATCGACGTAGACAACACCACCCTCAGGGGACTGATGGCCCTGGCGGTCATCGGTGCCCTGGTTGGCGTCGGTAAGCTACTGGCTGACCCTGGTCGCGAGTTGACCC